TGACGCTGTATGTTTGGATTGCCAAAAAATGCGCCAAGTTCAGCCATTACTTCATCCTGCCCATTTTCTTAGCAGCTTCCGCCATAGCAATAGCAATAGCTTGGTCACGGCTCTTTACAACCTTACCACCTTTGCCAGAGTGCAGAGTACCTTCTTTGTACTCACCCATTACCTTGCCAACTTTCTTCTGACCAGCTTTTGTCATTTTCATGTTGCTCACCATTTAACCTTGTTAGCTATCGCTTTACACATTTCAACAAAATATTCCTGAGAATACTGTTGTTTTGCCATGTTCACATCTTTATGTAGCAATTGAACATTTCCTTTGATATAGCCTTCAGTTGAGTCTATTCTGTCAATTGAAACGCTTGCTGTCAAACCTTTATCTGACCATTTTATAGGCCATGCAGTAAGAGCACACTTTTGTTCTTGCTCTTGGTACATATCCAATATATCTTGTGGCTCTAAATCCCATGCAAAACCACGAGAAATTCCACCTTTTCTTTTAACTTCAAACCAAGTTAAAGGCATTGGGCCTAATCTACCATTGAAATTGTTACTGCTATTAGAGCAAGACTTACATTTCCAATCGCCTTTAACAGCAGATTTATAGTGGTCAAGCCTTCCATATGATTGTTCAGAACCACATGAACTACACAATTTTGTGTATTTTTTCTTAGTTGCTACCATTTAACTTTTGAGGCCCACCACGCTGCACTCATCTTACCCTTGGCAATATTCTCTGCGTGACGAGCCTTGAACGCTTCGTTACGCTTCGTGCCATCAGGTGAGCCTTTAGCCCCTTGTTGACCAAAGCGGATTAACTTTACATCCTCACCAGACTTAGCCAAAACAGCGTGAGACTTAGTGGGATGGCTAGGAGTAGCTTTGGGCTTGTTGTAGCCAGAAAACTGCTCAGAACCTCGTTTAATCACTTCTTTTTAGCAGTCTTAGCTGCTTGTTTAAAAGCATCAGCAGTAGGCGCACCCTTGCTACCTACCTTACGCATACGCTCTGGGGTTTTCCCAGCAGCCTTTTGAGCCTCGATACGCTTCTTCTTTGCAGCGATATTTGCGTACAAGCCGTTCATTTTTTAGGCTTCTTTGCTTTGTTCTTTGCAGTACGCTCACCACGCTCAGGCATGGGTTTAGTCTTCTTCTGCATAAGTTTCTGCATCATTTCCATTGCTTGCTGATTTGTCGTTCCCATCATATTCATCCTCGGTTATTGGCCCACCACTAATCCATGCCTCACAAGTCCTCTTGGAAGCACACTTAAAATCAAACACTTCGCAATAGCCTAAGTCGCCAGCGTCAATGACTTCCCAAGCATCCATCTCTGTTCCGTTCATCTCTAAACCTGATTCAATGCAAGCAAGCATCTTAGGGGTTTGGATAAAGGCAGCGCAGTTACCGCAACGAGACTTTTTAGCCTGTGCAGGCGAAATTCTCCAAGCCTTAGAAATGTCACGCCAATAGTCCATATTTGGCTCATTGGGATTCATTGGGCCATAGTTCGCCTTATCAATGGCTTTCTGACGACACTCAAGATTGACTTCTACGTCACCTGTGGCAACTGGACACGCTTCGCCTTTTTTCTCTTGGCTTTGTATCTCAATCTCAATTTTTACGGATGGCTCAAGTAAACCAGACATGGTTATCCCTATGGAGTTTATTTATTATCTCATAAAAAAAAAGAGGGAACAAGTCCCTCTAAAGTCTCAATGGCAACTGAGTGCGTCCATTGTGCGCTAATTAAAAAGTTTTGCAAGGGTTAGATTTAGAACACTCATTTCGTCTAACTTCATCACAGACCATATCCTAGCTGACCCATGTATGCCGTTATGCGGGCCTTGGTGACAATCCTTGCATAAAGGAATACATAAGTATTGATTATGCTGAACAATATGGTGTGCATCGCTAGGCCCAGAAGCGTTACAGACCCCACAAGGCATTTCTTTAATCTTTGCCAAGTGCAGCCGTTCCCTATTATTGGGTCTATTGTTCATGCTTCATATCTCGAACATAAGTAGCAAAACTCTGCGCTGTGTCGCCAAATGCTTTCATCTTGTCAAACTCTTTGGCTACCTCCTCAAGAACATGGTTTCTTTGAGATGGTGAAACGTAAGTATCAAAATGATAGGGCTGACCTTGGGCTTTTAAAATCTGTTTGCCAAGATTGCTTTGCTGCTCAACAACATTAAATGCTTCATCCTCCTCTTTAGTCCAATCAGTCATGCTTGTCCCCTTGCTCGGATGGTTTCTGCAAGTTTGTCAGTAACATTTCCGCAATAATGGTCATAGCCATGTTGCTCACACAGATTTGCACACGCCTCACGCTCGGCAGAAGCGACAAGGGTTGCAAAGCGTTCAAGCCATTGCAAGTCTTTTTCCTGTACGGCTTCAATCAATGAACCCGCCTGTCGTGCTATGCGAATAACGTCTTCTCTATTCATACCAAACCCCTATGAAATAAACCACCAGCCACCAAAAGGCAGCCAATGAAATAAGAATTAGTCGCCAAACCGCCTGTTTACTCAGCCTCGTAAGCCATGATTTTTGCATGGTCAGCTTCCTCCAAGATGTGCTTAGAAAGACGCATACAGCCCTCAATCTCTAACTCTTTAAACTGCTGGTCAGTAAAGATGCCCATGACGTTACGTCCTTCAAACCAGACTTCATCAATGTTCTCGTTGTAAGTGCCTTCTTCGTCACGCTCGTACTCCATCACGACAGTAACGATTACAGAGCCTTCACCAGTTGTTGTGTCAAATTCGTATTTCATTTTGTGTTCCTTAAAACCAGCAAGCTGTTTCGCTTGTAGTCATCTTGTCTTCGTAGTGATTCCAGCCTTCAATCCATTCTTTAGATTTTGTTTTGTCGCAAGGCTCACACGATGCAGCAGCATCAAATCCATTTCTGAATTCTTTTGATTCGTAATATTTGTTCATGTCTTAGTCCTTAAAAGTACCCTTGCGAATTGCTTGGGCTGACGCAAGTATAGCAAACTAAACAAAGTATTTACTAGGTGTTTATACCTATAGGTTGCAATCTATTCCGTTTTCTGCAACCCATGAGTAAAGCCACTCTACGAATTCGCTTGCTTGCTCTTTGGTGAAATTACGAGTCTGAAACCCTAACTGGACAATCCCTGTGCTATCAAGGTTAGGAATTACCTTACCACCAGAGTCACCACAGTCACGCATAAACTGGTCAACCAGTAAACGCTTCCAATCATCTGCTGACCACTTAGCCCCTAAATGCTGCGCTTGCTTGGCAATGTCGTTAATCATTGCGTGATACTTTTCCTCTTGCTCACGAGTTTTGCTTGCCAGCTTTATCTCCATTGTCAGATGTTTGCCTGAGTCCAGAGCCGTAGTTATTTTTTCCCAATTGTGGCGAATACTGGTTTTCGCCTGTTCTGTGCTTGACAGATGGATAATCACTTGACTACTCCAATCATTCGTAATGCGCTCTCAGCGTCATTTACTCTGCACAAGGTACTACCTGACCAATTCTCAAAAAAGTCGGCTTGTAGCTTTGTTAAACGCTTTTTAGAGTCCGTTTTAATCTCCATCAGGAAACTGTGTCCTTTGTAACCAACCAAAAGGTCAACTGGTAAGCCAATAATCCAGACATAAGCACCTGCTGCCCTGAGTGCTGAAACTATCTGTGTTTGGTTTGCGTCCACACGAGCAGCTTTTCTCATATGTGACTCCAGTAAATTCCACGAATTGCTTTTTGCATTGTGTCTTTACAAACACCATATTCTTCCGCAAGCATTTTGTAAGTCATAACTTTAGGTATGTATTTGCTTCTTGCTTCTTTTACTTGTTCTTCAGTAAGTAAAGATTGACCATTTTTTTCGCCTTTTGCTTGTCTTTGTTTTTTAAATTTATCAGCTTGATTATCAGCATGAGTGCCAAGAATTAAGTGTTTAGGATTGCAACATCTTGGATTGTCACAAATGTGCATGACCACTTTTTTGTCAAACTCTATGTTTGGCTCTTGATAAATTAACGAAAGTCGATGGGCATAAAGTAATTTACCTTGGAATCTAGGTCTGCCATAACCATCTTTGTTTACAGCACCAAGCCAATTCCAACATTTGTCACCTTCGTTAACATCAACTTTTTTCCAAAATTCAATCCATGTTTTCATAAGACCTCCAAGTTGACGCAATTATAGCATCAACTTAGCATCAACTCTTGCTGCTCTCCTCATTTCGTAACCTCGTCATTCTGTCCCTCAAAAGCAAAGTATCTGACTTTCCTCTGATTCGTTCCAAGTCCACGCACACACCCTGCCACCAGAGCAACGCTTTGCTTGAGCCAACCGTCAATTTCTTTTGGTTGAACCTGCGTATCCACTCTCTCGCTTCGCAGTCCTTGAAGTGTTCTAATTCTGCTGGAGTCATTTGTAGGCCATTCAAAGTTCATGCTTTTCTCCGCAACTCAGCCATCTTTGCCAAGACTTCTAGCGGAATGGGCGCAGCTTTCAAAGCGTCTGCTTTAATCTTTTCTAAAGCAGGGTCAGGCTCATTTTTGCTCGGAACTGTGAGCCTCACAATGTCGGCAGGGTTTTGCTTTGGTGCGTTAGTGCTTCTCACCCAATTACGCCAAGTAGCAAACCAATCCAATTTCACACCCTTTTGACCTGCTTGGGCTATCCAATAATCCTTAAATTGGTCAAAGGTTTTAACAGGGCTAAGTTCTGGACGTTCTGTTTGACAGAATTCTTCCCATTCTTTTGGAAAACTAAAATCAGAAGCGAGGCGTTTGCCGAGTGTCTTCTTCTCTATTGGTTTATGGTTAATGGTTAATGGTTTATGGTTAGGGTTATTTTGGCTTTCATCTGGCAACCCAGAAATAACCGAGTGGGTTTTCTTTGGCCTACCACCTAGCTTTCCATTGTTCTTGTTTTTCTCTGCTTGTTCAGAGTAGTCTTTAATCTCTACTTCAATGCGTTTGTGTGTGTATCCTGTTTTGCCTAAAACAAAGAAATCTGACAGAACATTTTGAAGAAAATTAACCTCATCAGAACCCAAACGTAACCGCCTGATAACCACTTGGGTTTCCTCTGGAATAGGTTGTTCATCAAGGTAATACCAATCAATCAACTGGCGATAGATGCCGTGTTCTATTGTAGAAAGATGCCCTGTGTCTTTCCGATAGTCGGCAATATTGAACTTGTAGTAGTGCATAGTAGTCTCATGTTCCAATTCTCCCAAAAAGAAACTGCGGCAGGAGGGGAGACTTCTCTTTTCGTATCGGGTAATTAGTCCGAACTAGCCGTGTTTCAAAACATTGTATCAAATAAATTGATTGTTGGTAATATCTTGTGAAAACGATTTGCCAAGCAATCTTTTAGCTTGTGCGTTCATTACCGCATATTCAGCCTTAGAAAAGATACCTCTGGCATTGCGAATGTCAAAAGGGTTTAGCTTGTCGTAAGGCTCATCGTTAGCGGCCTTGGTAGCCTCAATCATGTGTGGCTCTAGGGTGTACTGAGAAACCCAAGAACGTCCTAACTTAATTTTTCCAATTTTTAATTTTTTCTTGTAACTCATCTTGGTGCAACAAGCCGCAATGGATAGTCTTGGTATGCCTGTTAAATCCTCTAGTTGGTAAGATGTAAGTGGGCCGTTTTGTAATGCTCTGATAACTGCTTCTTGTGTCATTTAAACCACTCTGGTCTGAGTTCTTTTAGTTGATAAATGCGTAATGGGGGGATGGCTTTCCAATGCCAGACCGCAGCCCTTTTTATGCCGAGTATTCTAGCAAGCTCACTCTGTGAGCCAGCAAGTGTGA